GTAGCTCCATCCCATCCTCTATAACCATTGGCATTTGAATCAATGATTAAAATCCTGTCATTTTTCCATTGAGCTATTTGAGTAGATGTGCCAGAAAACGTGCTTGCTCCAGCAATTGTAGTAATTGTATATGGGCTTGATGCTAATACTTGATAACAAGCACCACTTGTTACTGCTACAAATATGTAAGAAATGCCATTAATATTGTAGGCTTTGTAGTAATATCCTGTTCCAGAATGAGTTGCTAATGTGCTTGTTTGTGCAGGAACTACCTTTGCATTGGCAAAACCAATAGGCATAATATTCTCAAGCCAATAGAACTCTGTGTCTTTAATAGCTTGTCTAGCAGGTTGAGTGTTAATTCCCCCAAAATCTCTGAAGACTTTGTGCTCTTTCCTGTCCTCACCTCGTTCTTTTGGGATGCTTGGCATATTAGTTATATGGGTTAGGCATCAAACGTGTATAGACTTGGTTTATAGCATCAACTGCTCTTTCTCTATAAGACTTGTGGAAAACATCAGATTCTCCATAACTCTGCTCTTTTTCCTTTGCCTTGTAACAAGCATAATAAGCAACAGCAGTGCTAAATGGATAAGCAATCTCATCCACAGTGGTGTCATCAACCAAATCAACAGGAATATAACAAATATCCCATTCAGATGAATAAGTTTGATCAGGTAAAGGTTGGATGTATATAGTGCCTGTAGAAGTACCCATACGACTCATTACAGCAGGTCTAGATTGATTTGATACCCATGTCCTCATCTTGGCATTAAATTCTGTCCAAGCCATTTGTAGCAAAGGTATGCGTGTCTGTCCCCAGATCACTGTAATGTTTAAAACATCAATAGCCCTAGCACCATAGGTAGATAGGGCAGTAACAATAGGGTATGTCTCTTGATTGGTTGTCAGACTTACTGTAACTAAGGCTCTAAGACACTTGGTGTCTGCCGCCACCCTCTTTCTGCCATCGTTTACAAACGTATTTAATTCTGCATCAGTCCAAAAATTTCCATTGGCATCATGCAGAAGTCTTCGACACTCCAAACGATAATCTGACAACAAAGGCATACTTTAGTCTCACTTTAGCCTGCCATTGATGCCATCTTAGACAGGAGATTATTTGCTGGTGGTTGCAAGGCTACTTCCTGTCGAGGCTCAGATGGCAGGTTCGCTACCACTTCTTCCTCGACAGGGTTCACCACAGGGGGCTCTTCGAGTGCTTCTTGCACCATCATTTTTCCTTGCAAAAACTCAAACTTGTCCAATCTCTCAAAGGCTTGTTTAATCCCCCCAGAGTTGGCCGCCCACCCAAGGCGAATCATGTTTGCAGTCTTATCCTCTAAACCATATCCAAAGATGTGGGTGGCCGCCTCCACTGGACAGCCTATTAGCTTTCCATCTGGAAAATCGTAATCCACCCCATCATATCTGTCAGCGAAATCAAGCCCACTGTTATTTCGGACAAAAATCATCTATGTTCCCCTGTTGTTGAAAGTTTAGAGTGGTGTTAGCAGTATCGTATCAATGTTGCCACCCAAAGCAAGAGTGCCTGTGGGCGAGCTAGTTGGTGCGGCTGTTGTCCACTGGAATGCTGGAACAATACGAGTTAACGTAGTTGTAGCTCCAACAAGCTCATGGAGACCACCATCTACAATGGTCATTGCAGAAGCAACACCAGAGGAAGTTGTGATCGTTCCGTAGCCGGGTCTTGGTGTAAACAGTCCAGCTTCTATTGCTGGGTTAACAGGAGCAGTTGTTTTGCTCGTTGCTATCACTTGTGATTGAATAGTGAATGCACCTGTATTGTCAGTCAAGTTGACAGAGCCACCAGAGACTGAGCTAATAGCAGTTCCAGACATACACATCACAGCAGTGGCCGCACCACTTGAGCCAGCAGATGCTGAAAAAGCAATGGTGGGGACTGCGGCATACGCTGAGCCACCCTCTGCCAATGTCAAAGCTGTAATACGACCAGAATAGTTAGTTGTATCAACTGTAGCTGTCAACACTGCACCAGTAGCAGTTGTGTCCAAAGGATGTGGAACAACAGTTACTGTAGGAGCAGTTGTGTATCCAGCACCTTGGTTAGTAACTACTATTGTAGTCAATGCACCAGTTGTTAAGACTGATACATAACCAGAAGCACGAACACCACCAGCAGGAGGATCGCTAAACAACAATGTTGGAGGTCTTGTGTAACCAGTACCACCAGTTGTAACAGTCACTGTTGAAGAAATAGACCCACCAACAATGACGTTGTACTTGGCAATAGAACCAACTAAGGATGATTGAGCACCTGCGGCACTTGCAGTAGCAATCACATAATTGGTCTGGCTAGACGTAGTTGTTGTTGCAGGATAAATACCATTTGGATAGCTTGAGCCACCATTGGTAATGTATGCACCAACTGCTGTACCAGTAATGTTTTGTACACGATAGTTAAAACCATCGCTTGAAACAAGCAAAGTGTCAGAGTTGGTTGGAGTCTGCATAGGTCTCCAAGTCTGAGTCACTGAGTCAAAGGATTGCACACAAGTGTACAAACCTAAGTTGATCAGGTACTGACCAGAAGGGATAGGATATGTGCCACCACTATGGAGGGTGATTGGCACTGAAGTGAATGCAGATGAACGAACACCTGCTCCGAGAATATTGATACCCATTTTAATTTACTCCTTAGATGGTCAAGCTGTTGAAACCACTCACACGAGTCATAGCTTTAGGCTTGGTGACTACAAGTTCAGCAACATTCACCAAAGCTCCAACGTAACCTAATTGCCAGTTAGACAATGTAGATTCAAAGCCAGTGAAAGCAAAAGATGCTTGTTCGTGAATGTAAAGGTTAGCGTAGTTTGAGTTAACAAAATACATTACACCTTCTGGACAATATGGGTCTGGGAATACTGGAATACCAGCAACCATCAGAGCTCTAAACGCTGTCGATGGGCCGTTTGAATCAAACGCAAACCCACTTGGCTTGTTTGCATCAATCATGTAAGTCTCTTGACCCACAAAGTCTTGTGCTAACAGTGTCCATGTACCAAATCCACAAACTGCGAATGTTGGAAGTTCTGCACCATTTTTAACAGTACCAGAAATGTATTGCAACACGTTTTGTCGAGTTGGGTTAACAGAGCCTGCACTGTAAACCTTGGATTTCCACCATGTGTTAGCAGTTCTGGAAATGTTTCCGTATGTGACAAGGTTTGTACCATCATCAATTGCACCGGGCAAGCCAATAAACTGCTGTTGGTTTGTATAGTTGTTGTACAGTGCTGTGGACATTAAGTCCATTGTCACGTTTGTAGCATCGTTCATACGAGCTTCAATCAAAGGAATGACTGAGTGGTCAAGCTGAACAATACCTTCCATACCCAAGAATGGGATAGGTGTAATCATCAACTTAAGGTTGAACTCAGAAAGGTATGCACCTTGCTGTACTGCTGGTTGGCTAAAAGCACCAGAGTAGTCAGACCATTGACCATTAACGAATGAAGCACCTTGAACTGGGACAGAGACAGAGCTCACACCACCAACTGCACTTTGACTGTTCCCAATCAGTGCGGCCAAGAGGGGAGTGCTGTTGTACAACTGCACCACAAGTTTAGGAACGAATGCTCTACGAGTAACGTAAGTTAACTCGTTAGCAATACTGCCTGAGGGGATAATACCTGAACCCAAAACTGCCATGATTTAATCTCCAAAAAATACGACTGTGAAGTTTATTTCCCTATGCCCCTGTACATAAGAACCCACCTCACAGTCTACAAGAGTGGGTTTCGAAAACATTAAACGTGAACTTTTCCTGTTTTTACATCATTGATCGCTGAGTATCCTTCACCACGAGCCCATTGATTAAGGTTCGCTTGACCACCACTCCTAATCTTGTCTAACGCATTGGTTGGCAAGCTGATAGGAGTCATGGTGTGAGGTGTAGGAGTTGCTGTTTGTTTTTGCATCCTGTAGAAGTCTGCGGCCGTATCGTGAGAGGGAATTTGCTTCTCTTTCATAATATTTTCAATCGCAACTATGTCATCTTTTTTGTAGCCTTGTTCATAAAGCTCATTTCTTTTGTTCAGCACAGAATCTTCTACTTTCTTGTAACGCATCTGGTTCTCTAAACCTTGAATTTTGTCCATTAAAGGTTTAACCATTGCACGAGTCTGATCTTTAAGATCAATCTCAGGAATCGAGGTATCTGGTGCATGAGCTTTGCTCAAACGCAAAAAGGTTTCCCTTGTTCTAGGATTGTTGGACAAACCAACAGCCAAAGAAGCAAGTTCTTGGATTTGTTCTACTGAATAATTTTCGAGTGACATAATTTGTTTCCCCTGTTAAAAACAATTACTTAACTGATTTGCCAACTTTGGCAATGGTCATGTTATTTTTGAAAGCACCATAAGGTTCTTTAATCTTGTCCATGCCACCAAATTGATTCATTCTTGGTGGGTTGACAACAAGACCATTTTCTTTCTTGGTGTCAAGAGGTTGACGCATACCTTTTTGTGATGGCTCTAAATATTTAGAAGACATGATGTTTCCTTACATTGGTTGTGGAGGTTGTGGTGATGGTGGTGTGGCAGGAGCATTCATAGCTCTTGACTCTGGAGAGCCACCACCTGCTTGAGGAAGGGTCTGCATGAGTTGCATGATCTCTGCTGGGACAAGTCCTTCTGCTTTCTTTTTAGAAGCACCAAACTTGCGAGACAAAGATGATAATGTATTAAGAAGGGTTTGTCCTTCTTCAGACTCTGAACCAAAAGAAGCAAGACTAGCTTCCAACAAATCCATAGCCATATTAATGTTAATCATGGCTGACTGCTCTGTACCCTCTGCTGGTTGAGGTGTAGACATAGGAGCAGTTACAGGAGGTGTGTTTCCTTGAGATTGAGATGAAATAGCATTAGGAGCTTGTTCACCCTTATTGCCACCACCAACAATGTTCATTAAATCTGGGGTCATGCTGAGAGTACCATGTACCAATTGCCAGTTGTACCATTCCAACTATGACAAATAAAAACAGCAGTTTTAAGTGTTGCTACTGCGACACCAGTTGCTGTTGCCACATCGTTAATAGTATCTGTACCAGAACCAAAAACTTGAAGAGTTGATGCTCCAGCATTTCTAACAATTACTGATGAACCAATACAACCAAGTGTATTAGGAACAGCACTGATCTGAGGAAGTTTTACAGAATCAGCATTAGTTGCAACTGTAGCTACTTTGTTGAACTGAGCAGTTAACAAAACAGCATTAGCTTGAGTACCACTAGCTGTAGCAGTAATACCAGTGTCAGTGGTAGATGCCATAGGAGGATAGGTTAAAGCACCGATTTTTGAGGGCGAGAGTGGGGTTGCGGCCATGTTGCGTGTTTCCTTAATTAAGTGAAAAATACATCAAAAAGTTTCCCAAGTCAAGTAAAACTTAAAATTTCTTCAGTCCATTCTACAACCAAGAAGGTCACAAAACCTGTTGGAACTGTCTGTCCATTAAAGTTGGCTGAGAAGAGCTCGCCCGGCCTCAGCACCAAAGCCTGTGATGGTCTTTGTCCAAACGTCAACTCAACTGGAGAAATGTTTGTTGTTGCACTCGAAGAAAATGCGTGTGAAGCATAAACTAATGTGCCAGTACCCAAAGCTGATGGATTTGCTGAATACGTTACAGCAGTACCTGAGACTGTAGGATTGTTTGTATCGTAATAAGTAGGAGTCAAACCTGCTGTTGTTCCACCAGTATTAGCAACAGTCCTTTTGTAAAAATAAACATTAGGTGTGTTGCTTGAAGTAGATGTGCTTACGCTTCTTACAAACGTAACTCTTAAAATCTTGTTGCTACCAACTGGATTAGTAAGTGCAAAGTAATCAGTAGCTGTGGCGGGAAGGCTAATATTGTTAGCAACAACGGAAAAAGAGGGCTTTCTGCCCTCAATGTTTACGCTAAGTCCACCATATGAATCGTACATAGTACCCCTTTTGATTAGCCCCTAATTCCAATCAAAAGAGGCTGAATGAACAGCCTCTGCAATCAGCCATAAGAATTACTTACGACCTTTGCGACCTTTACGTTTTGCCATTTTAAATGACTCCTAAGTAGTTGAGGGAAGGGTGAATTTTAGCCTACAAACGAATTAACGCTTGCTTTTACGACCACGTTTAGCTTTACGCATGGCAGGGTTTCCTTGTCCATTAATGCACCGAAACAATTCCAAGGCTGTTTCGTTTCACCTTCCCACTGTAGTTATTAATATACCTAATCCAAAAGATTTGTCAACCCCCTTGTTGCTGGGCTTGCATCTTTGCCATTTCTTCTTCTTTCTTCTCCATAATCTTTAACTCTTGAAGAATTTCTTGCTCCATTGGAGGGTGTATCATTTTTACCAACATGGCTCTGTTAATAGCCTTAGCTTTAAAGAGTTCCATTGCATCAGACTTCAAATCTTCCATAAATACTGGGCTTGATGAATGAGCATCAACCTTGACCATAAAGTCTTTGGTAAATTGCTCAGAGATAAATTCCATTCCATCTTCTAATCTAAGTGGATCAGGGTTGTGTTGTTGGTCAAGTTTTACATACTTGGTAGCCAATACTTCCAAGGAGTCCTCAATAACCAAAGCCCTTTTCTTGGGTCTTGATGAACCAAGTCTTGCAAGCTCTGAGGCATGACCCTTAGACCTAACTCCTGTTTCTCCTCTGCCTGAGAGTACGTTGGAGATTCCAGACATTTCTGAGAACATATGGTCAATCTCTTTAATTTCTGCAAATGTGTCTTGTGGGACTTGTGGTCTAAATTGCTCAACTTTTGCTCCCATCTCATTGGATGCTAACACTCCTCCAACCTTAGACAAGGCAAAGTTTTTCTCATCCACTAATCCCATCCAACCTGTCAAAGCTGTAGGAGGATCAACTGCTCTATCTAACAAATTACTAATCTGATCCATCCTGTGACTTCTCATGTCTTGAAGTCTCATCAACCTCTCAACCTCAGAATATCCCCAAAAATAATCAGGAGCAGGGTTAGGGTTAACGTGAATAAAAGGATGTTCACCATGATAGAAAAAGTTAGGTCTGTCATAAATACAAACTCCACCACTTGCCATTGTGACAATCTGGTAATCATTGACTTCATCATTCCAGACATAAAGCTCTTGCATTTCAATAACTTCTTCAGCAACCTTGGGTCTATACATTAAAGTTGATCTCAAAGGTGGAGATGCGTTGCCTTGCATATTTTGGCTTAAACTTGCACCAGCAAATTGATTCGTAATAATTCTCTGAACACCAGCACTCATGTTTACTGTCTCTTGTTTGACAGCACTGACTCTATCAAGAATAGTGTCTTTGTGATTGTGATCTTTTAAGTCTCGCTCAAGCTGAGCCTTGGTTGTAAAGTAAGTGTGTACAAACGCTTCTTGCTTATCAAGTTGAGTCTGGTCTTCCCTCAGCACTCCAAAAGATGATGGGTCAACAAGGTAAGGAGTAGTTTCTCTGCCTCGTTGAATGAGTTTAATAAACATGGAGTTGTAGACCAAACTCCAAGTGACTGCTTGACCAAAGTTAATGTCTGCATTGCTGTCAGACCATTTGTCATTGAGTCTGCGAATTAAGGGAGCAGTCTTCTTGTGCTCAGTCTCGGCTTTCACACCAGCACCAAGGATGATTGAAAACCTAGTGGTGTCTGCGGCAAACATAAAGGAGCTCAGCGTATCTATGTGTGGGAATATCTTGTTAAAACTCGCTGGTTGGCTCTCAGGCGAACTCCCAAACAAGAAGTACGATCTCAGTGTGTTGTACTGGTCAATCCTCTCCTGTCTTGATATGAGGCATTTCTCAACCAAGTCTGCGTACAGGTATTCTCTTTGATCTGCGTTACTAGGAATAATCATTATGGAATCCTTGAATCATCTTTTGCGTGAACAGTCATCTTCTGCGATAGTGGAACAAACGCATCTCTGACACCAACAAGTGCATTATCACCTTGAGCACCCAATTTGGAAAGAGCACCAAGAGCTCCACCACTATTAGAGCCACCTACAACACCTTTTCCTACTTGATAAGTGCCTCCACTTGGTACAGTACCCCATCCATTGCCAAATCTTTCCTTCATCATTTGCTGATATTGGTTTACACCCTCAACTTGTTTAGGATCAGGTCTTTTTACTGCTGAAGTTCCATTCTGGTTGTTAATATCAGTCAATTTGTAATCAGAGGCAAGCATTTCAAGTGTTTTGTCTATATTTGCAGTTCTCTCAGTGGTTTTGATGCTTGTAGGAGTGTAAAACCTCCTCTCCACTGTTGTACAGCCCTTGGGACAGACAGCTTTGGCACTTTCAAACTTGCCATGAGCTAAACATAGGTATTCTTTCTTGATTGTCATTAGTTTCTCCAGAGTTTTGAGGGCATTTTGTCTATATGGGTCTGTTTTGGGGTATTTAAGGTCATTTGACCCAAATTAAGACTAAATTTTCGTTGTGGCATGGGATTCTCAGCTTTTCTTAGCTTTTTAACACCTTTTACAAGATAAATCTCCCAATATCCAAGATCGTATTCCTCAATGAACCTAGTCAACAACTTTTGTTGATAGGGATTGATCTTTCTCTTCTCATGTACCATGTTGTACAAGTTAGCAGGGTGAATATCCAAATGTCTAGCAATCGTGTAAATGGTTAGTCTATGGCTCTTGTATTTTTGTTTCTCAGCCATTCCACCTTTGATAGGAATGATGTAAGACTTGATCCATTGTCTGATTTCATCTTTGGGCATGAATGCCAATCCTTTGCAAATAGTTGTGGACTGTTCTTCCTACTTGATCTGGTTGTTGATCAGGCTCAATAGGTCTGACAACACCTTGTTGGACAAGTCTGAGTCTGATGAAGTCAATCCAAGCAATGCAAGCAAGGCACATGGCGATCACACGATCATCTTTGCCTCGCCCCGGCACTCCTAAGCTTCCATCCTGTCTCACTACGTTCTTCATCTCATCCAAGCATTCAGTGCTCTTCACAGTAAGGAGTCCTCGCTCAAAGCAATCTTTCATGCCATTGAACATCCTCTCCTTGGTGTCGTAGGTGGTCTTCCAGTGATACGCACCGGGGGCTGAGCTAATCGTATCTGTCCTTTTATATAGATAATTCTGTATGTTAGACAAGACGTTGAATAGCCCAGCATTCTTTGAGATATTAGCCTCCATCGAGGCAATCCTCTTTAAGTTAATCATCTCTGACCAGACGGCTTGCCCCGGCCCATTGATCTCTAGATTCACCATGACGTTAGGCCCGTACGCTCCTGCAAGGTAACAAAGCACCCAAGCATACTGATATGTATTGCACTCAGTCGTACAGAACTCTGCTACCTGTTCAACCTTATCAGAATAACAGCGAAGCACAACAATCGCAAAACGATCAGCCCATTCGCTAGAACCATAAGCAGGGTCAGCCCCAATCACATAGTGAGCTCCTTGTTTAGGTGTCTCCCAAATCTTTAGCGTTGCCACTGAAGGCTTGCTATCCACAAGCTCAGTATCCTTGAAATGCTCACCCAAAACAAATCTATAGTAATCAGGAGTGAACTGTCTAGCAAGTTTGTATCTATCAGTAATGTTCTGGGCAGAGAAGAATTGTGAACCAGACATCACAAAAGCATACCTCTCAGTAGGAGGGAATTCTTGGTACATCAGGGATTCATCCTTAATGACCTCATTCATCTTCCATCTCCACCAAGCAATCTGTTCAGCAGAAATATCATATTGGTATAACTGCTTGACTTCCCTAGTCCATGCTTTCTCTTCAGTAGTAAGTCTTCCATCCCAATAAGTCTTGTAGATAGGAGAATCTTTCTTTACAGCATAGAACTGATTTCTCCACCATCCAATAAAGATAGCTTTTTGAGTCTTTGCGTTTTTAGATGTCTCCCACATATCATGGAAGATATTAAACCCACGAGCAGTAGACTCCCACAGATACAACCTCTTAGGATTGTGTTCAGCAAGGGAAGCCTCCAAAGATGCAATACCTTCCTCATCACCCCAAGAGGATGTCTCAGTAGCGTGCATGAACATAATAGCCTTGCCTCTACCAAGACCACCCTTCTTGCGAGTCCCAGCAACTTGGTAAACCATCCTTGATCTGTTTTTCAAAACAAGCTGTGTTCTGTTGTGAGACTCTGCTGGAATCTTAAACTCAGGAGGCAAGCCATCCATATACATATGCAAAGTCGATCTAAACATATCCCTGTTATCTTCTGTATCAGTAACAAGTGTCCCTTGCACTCCTCCATACTTGTAATGCCAATACAAATCAAGTGCTAATGAAATAGTAGTAATACCTAGCTGTCTACCTTTCAGTATCACAAAGTAATGAATATCCTCCTCCAAGCCTTTGGAGATTTCTTCCATCAAATATGTCTGAGTACCCAAGAGCTGAGAACCCAAGGAAACAAGCCCATGCTCCTTAGTCTCAACCTTTAATGCTTTGCAAAACTCGTAAAAGTTCTTTAGTGGGAATTTCATTGGATTACATAAGGCTCAAAAACAACAACCTCATATCCTTCCCTCTCCACAACAGCTACCTCTAAACCAACACTCGATCTAGAAACATTCTTGGAGTCAGCAAACATCTCAAGCAATGCCCTCATCGCACACTGCTTGTAATCCTCAACATCACTCAATACTTCTAAAGTCATATCTCAAATGCCTTCATGTTTAATCTCACAGACCTGTCATAACTCTTCTCTCGAAGCACAACCTCTTGTCTAATCAACTTCCTTACAGTCTTAAACAAATGAACCCTAGTCCATCCCAAATCAGCCTCAGCTTGTTGTCTCCACCCAGCCTTCAACGTAGCCTTGCCATCACAATGCTGAAGCATCCACCATATCAACCTGTAATCTGGTGATCCTAATGCCTGTAATGCCCATAAAGGTGGTCTTTTCCCCTGTTCCATTGCCCTGTGATCCCCTCAAATGTTCGCTAGATGTTATCCTTTCGGGAGTGTATTTCCTAACCAACATCTTGTCAAGTCTCGTAAGTCATTGATTCATATAGAGCAAAGATGGAAAAAGGCATATTTTTTTTGGGGAAGACTTATGTGGAGCCCTCGCATTCCAAACCCCCAAACCCATTTCAATCAAAAGCCAAATCGGTTTTAGTCCATCCATCCATTATCCAAATTGAAAATCGACCTAGGCAAATCAGTTTGTAACGTGTTGATTTTATTGAAGATTAATCCATGCGTGATGCTGTTACCCCTTATGTCCATGAGGTAGGGGAATAGGGGTTGCATCCCTCACTTAAATTGACTATTACTGAGAGTCTCTTATTGTCCTTGTGTAGCTCCATTGGTAGTCTCTTTGTATGTTGAATGCAAAAAACCCTGTTTGTCAGTGATTCTGTTGCAAACAATCCCTCTATATATAAAGACTGTTTGTAATCCCCTAGAGTGTTAGTATGCTGTTTGCACTTTAATACTTTATTCTATCAGGGTTTATATATGCAAAATAATTGAATTATGTCAACGATAACCTATTGACAATCGTTAATTAAGTGTTAACATTCATTCAGATCAAACGATCAACCCTCTAAGTCTAG